CTGGCCTCCTACGCCTTTGACCTCGGGCCAGAGCAAATGCAATCTGCCCTCCGGCGCTTGGACACCATGATGGCCGCATGGAACGCCCTCGGCATCCGCCTCGGCTACCCTCTGCCATCCAGCCCCCAGGACAGCGACCTCGACGAGCAAACCAACGTGCCCGACAGCTCCAACGAGGCCATCTACAGCAACCTGGCGATCAAGCTCGGCCCGTCCTACGGCAAGCAGGTCATGCCCGACACCAAGGCCACAGCCAAAGAGTCGTATAACACGCTCCTGTCACGCGCAGCCATGCCAGTGCAGCAACAACTGCCCAGCACCATGCCAGCAGGCGCAGGCAACAAGCCCTGGCGCGTCTACGACAACCCCTTCATCCGTCCGCCCGTCGATCCAGTCCTGGCCGGTCAAGATGGCCCCATCGAATTCAACTGAGGAACCAACATGCCAACCATCAACCAGCTTTCGGGCATCAGCCAGGTTTCTGGCGGTGATCTGCTCCCGGTCTACGTCTCCAACAACGGCGACGCACGCAAGGTCTCGATCACGCAGCTGCTGCAATACTTTCAGCAAGTTTTTGCAGCCCCCACCGTGGCCACTAACCTGTACACGCCAGCAACTGGCTTCAACATCACAGTGCCAACCCCAACCAGCGAACAGCAGTGGATGGTCATTCAGCCTGCCGGAACTTTGGCCGCTGGAACAGTGACTCTGCCCCTCAACACTGGCGTGCCAGATGGCACACAGGTGCTGGTCACCACCACCCAGATCATCACCAGCTTCACGCTGGCCCTGAACGGCGCAGCAGCAGCATTCGGCGCACCCACCACCCTGGCCGCCAATGCCTTTTTCACCATGCGCTTCTACCAGGCCACCAACAGCTGGTATCGCGTCGCCTAAGCCATGGCCACCAAAGACACACGACTTGCCCGTGCCGGTGTTGAGGGCTACAACAAGCCCAAGCGCACGCCATCGCACCCCACCAAAAGCCACGTTGTCGTGGCCAAGTCGGGCGACGAGATCAAGACCATCCGCTTTGGTCAGCAAGGCGTCTCAGGCTCTCCCAAAAAAGAGGGCGAGTCCAAGGCCAGCCAAGCGCGGCGCGAATCATTCAAAGCTCGGCACGCTGACAACATTGCCAAGGGCAAACTGAGCGCAGCGTATTGGGCCAACAAGGTCAAGTGGTAAGCCATGCAAATCCCAATCCTCAACGGCATCTATGCCGACACCACTCCAGAGCTGCGCACGGCCTACCCGGTCAACATGGTGCCAGTCCCAAAGCAGTCAGGCATCAGCAACGGCTTTCTGCGTCCTGGTGACGGCATCGTGGCCAACGGCACGGGCCCAGGCACAGACCGTGGAGGCATCAACTGGAACGGCATCTGCTACCGGGTCATGGGCACCAAGCTGGTGTCGATTGCCAGCAACGGCACAGTGACAGTCTTGGGCGATGTCGGTGGCCCCACCACAGACCTGGTGACCATGGACTACAGCTTCGACGTGCTGGCCATTGCCTCCGGTGGTCGCTTGTACTACTGGATTCCGGTCAATACGACAGCCACGCTTCCATGGAATCCCACAGCCCCCATCTTGCGCCAAGTCACAGACCCAGACCTTGGCGTTGTTCTTGACGTCGCATGGGTTGACGGCTATTTCATGACCACCGACGGGGCCAACCTGGTTGTCACCGAACTCTCAGACCCTACCCAGGTCAACCCGCTGAAATATGGCAGCTCAGAGGTAGATCCAGACCCAGTCGTGGCTCTCATCAAGTTGCGCAACGAGATCTACGCCCTCAACAGCAACACCATCGAGGTGTTCGACAACGTAGGCGGCGAGCTGTTTCCATTCGCACGCATCGATGGCGCTCAAGTCCAAAAAGGTTGCCTTGGCACACATGCCTGTTGCATTTACTTGGAGCGCATTGCCTTCTTGGGCGGTGGACGCAACGAAGCCCCAGGCATCTACATCGGCGCAGCAGCAACCACCCAGAAGATCAGCACACAGGAAATCGACAACCTGCTTTTGACTTACACCGAAGCGCAGCTGGTGCGCGTGCAGTTTGAAGCACGCAACGACAAAAACCACCAGCACCTCTACGTCCATCTTCCAGATCGCACAGTGGTCTATGACGCATCAGCATCTGAAGCGCTTGGCGATCAGGTCTGGTTTACCCTCACCAGCACGGTGGTTGGTTTCAGCCAGTATCGCGCACGCAACATGGTCTGGATCTACGACAAGTGGCTGGTGGGAGACCCACAAAGCAGCGCCATCGGCTACCTGGTGCAAGACACAGGCCACCATTGGGGCCAGCAAGTCCGCTGGGAGTTCGGCACGCTCATCGCCTACAACGAAGGCAACGGCGCAATCTTCAACCGGCTGGAGCTGGTCAGCTTGACCGGCAGCGTGGCATTGGGCACCAACCCACAGATCAGCACCAGCTACAGCGTCAACGGCCTTGCATGGAGTCAGGATCGCAGCGTCGCAGTCGGCACCACAGGCAACACCGCCAAGCGCCTTGCATGGTTTCAGCAGGGCCACATGCGCAACTGGCGCATCCAACGCTTCCGTGGCGACAGCGACGCGCATATCTCTTTCGCACGCCTTGAGGCACAGATCGAGGCATTGGCATACTGATGGCAACCGCACCAACATCCCGCAGGCTAAATCTCACGCGAGATCAGCTTGCCACCTTCCTGACCGACCAGCAACAGATCAGGCAGTTCGAGCTGCTGTTTTCTGCCGTCGATCAGCTCCAGGTCATAGTCGGGACTGATTTCGAGTACCAGGCAGACACGGCAGCGGCCACAGCGAACGAGGCGCTAGCTCAACTGGCGGCACTTGCTCAAGAATCGGCCATCAATTGCGCCTTGGCTGAAAACAAAGCAAATCAGGCATTGGAACTGCTAGACAATCTGACCAAGGCTGTAGAGGGCTTGCAAATGGCACCCCCGCCAAGGGAATTCAAGCGTTCAAGATACGGCTCGTTCTACGACACCACAACCCAAACTGCGACAACGATCAACACGGCCAAGGCCGTCACGTTCAACAACACCGATTTGAGCAATGGCGTGTATCTTGGCACCCCGACATCGAGGGTGTACGTGGACACACCAGGCATCTACAACTTTGACACTTCATTTCAGCTGGACAAGACAGCAGGCGGAACGGGTGAGTTCTTTTTTTGGTTTAGGCTTAACGGCGTAGACGTTCCAGACAGTGCCAGTCAAATCAGAATTCAGGGCAACAACGCTGAAATTTTTTCATCGCTGAATTACTTTTTTGATCTCAAAGCCAATGACTATATTGAGCTGATGTTTTCGGTGAGCGACCTCACTGTCGAAATTGCTGCATTTCCTGCGGCTGCACCCCACCCAGGCATCCCGTCCATTATTCTCACAGTTGCCAACAACATTGAAGGTGTCTTATGACCGTATCCATTAAAGTTCTGATCCCAGCAAAGCAGGCCGAGAACAGCCAGACCACGCAGTACACAGCAGTGAACTGCAAGGCCATCATCGACAAGTTCACGATCACCAACACCAGCGCCGGTAATCTGACCATCAGTGTCAACTTGGTGACCAGCGGAGGCAGCCCAGCCGCATCCAACCTGATCATGGACACCCGCGCCATCGCACCCGATGAGACCTACACCTGCCCCGAGTTGGTCGGCCAGGCGCTTGAACCTGGCGGCTACATCAGCACCATTGCCAGCGCAGCCACCTCGCTGACCATCCGCGCCTCTGGCCGCGAAATCACTTAAAGGAGAAACAGCATGGACAAATTCATGATGATGCCCAAAGGCTTCATGGGCCTGCCGGTCGAAGAGGAATTCATCACCGCAGCCGAGAACAAGAAGAACACCCGGGTCGTGATCGACGACTGGATGCTTGGACCAGAAAACCCCAGCAACGAGCCCACAGCCAACAAGGTGTATTGGGTCGCGCTGGGCAAAGCCATGCAAGTGGACGAAAAAGAAGCCCGTCGTCGTCGCTGCTCCAACTGCGAGTATTACGACAACAGCACCATGACCCAGGCCAAGATGGAGCGCATCCCGCGCAACGATTGGGACACCGATGCCGGTTTCCGTGGCTACTGCAACAAATTCGACTTCATTTGCCACGACCTGCGCTCCTGCCAGGCCTGGGAAGAGCGCGAATTCGAGATGGATTGAACAAGCCATGCAAATATGGGACAATCTGGCCGCTGAGTCACCAAAGCCGCCAGCAGCTTGCCCTAAACAGGAGTTGCACATGACTGGTATTGATTGGCTCAAAGAAAACCTGCAAAGGGTTTTCATGCTGCCTGCGCCAGTCGTGGAATGGCTCGTCATGGTTTACGATGCCATTCAGGTGTTTGACGATGTTGCCGATGGCGACACAGTTGAGCGCAAAGACCTGAATGCAGCCATCTGGAACACGCTGGTGGGCATCCATCAAAATCCGTTTTTTATTGCCAACAGCCACCACCTAGTGCCATTGCTGGCCACCGCAATCATGAAGTGGCAAGCATCCGACACAGCAGAACGCGCAGGCCAAGCCGACGCCAGATCATTCGTCTGGCGTGCAGGCTTCTACGACCTGATCCTGATGGCCGTCTCACTCACACATGGCCCAGGCTTTGCCACCAAAAATGCGCACCTGGTCATGGATTTGTACGGCGAAAAATTTGAAGACTACATGAAGGAGTTCGGCGATGCCTGATCCAGTAACGGCCCTAGTTGTGGGCGGAACACAAGTCGTTGGCGGCATGATGCAAGCCGACGCAGCAGAAGACGCAGCCAACATTCAAGCTGGTGCAGCAGGCCAAGGTATTGCAGAACAGCGTCGCCAATTTGACGCCTTGCAAGCCCTGCTCAAGCCCTACACAGAGGCAGGCGTCCCAGCACTGGAGCAACAGCAAGCCTTCTTGGGTCTGCGTGGTCCAGAGGCAGAGCAAGCCGCCATTGATCGCATCCAAAGCGGCGCTGGCTTCCAGGAGTCTGTGCGCCAAGGCGAAGAGGCTTTGCTTCAACGCGCATCGGCCACTGGCGGCTTGCGCGGCGGCAACATCCAAGGCGCACTCGCGCAGTTTCGCCCTGCTTTGCTCAATCAAGCCCTTGAGCAGCAATACAGCCGACTCGGTGGCATGACCACTCTAGGCCAGCGCTCTGCTGCCGGTGTCGGAGCTGCTGGCATGGAAACAGGCACAAACGTAGCCAACCTTTTGTCTCAGCAAGGTGCGGCCCTCGCAGGTGGAGAACTTGGCCAGGCCAAAGCCTACGGCCAGATCCTGAACATGCCAGCGCAGTTCCTCGGTATGCAGTACGGCGCAGGCGGTAAGGCTGGCATGGGCTTTGGTTTCTAAAAGGCAAAAAACATGGCACAGATCAACCCCTTCCAAGGCCCAATCAACTACGCAGTCGAAGTGCAAAGCCCATTTGAGGCTGCACTTGGGGGCATAAAAGTTGGTGCAGGCATTGCCGAAATGCAGGCTAAACGCGAAGCACAACAAGCAGCGCAACAGGCACAGACAGAATTAAAAACTCTGTTTACAAATCCAAATGCAACAGCAGCAGACTATGCGCGTGCCACAGCCTTTTTGCCAAAAGATCAAGCCGAAAGCGTGCGTAAATCTTTTGACATGCTCAATGCTGAACAGCAACAGAACTCGCTTCGCGGTGCAGCCCAGGTTTACTCGGCAGTTAAATCTGGTCAACTTGACATTGCAAAAAACTTGCTCAAAGAACAGGCTACTGCACAGCGCAATGCCGGTCGGGAACAAGAAGCCAGAGCGTCTGAACATTCTTTGCAATTGATTGAGCTCAATCCAACTGGCGCACAAACCATTGTTGGCTTGATGACGGCAGCGTTGCCTGGTGGAACACAGTTACTCGAGAATGTAGACAAGACGCTCTCAACAGGACGCGCAGAAGCCCAAGCCCCAGCAGAATTGCAAAAGAAGATTGCAGATGCAAATGCTGCTGTTGCTGATGCTGAAAAAAAGGTTGCAGAAGCCAAAGACACGCCTGCCAGATTGGCAGCAGAACAAGAGAAACGAGTTGCAGACGCAAACAAGGCCAAGGTCGAAGCACAGTTTGCAGGCCCATTAGCACAAGCCAGCCTCAACCTGAATTCTGCACAGATTAAGAAGATCAATAGCGATATCAGCAATGCAGCCGCTAGGCTGAATCTTGACACGCAGACCATGCAAGCCACAGTCGCTGAAAAGCTGTCTAGCATCCAAAAGAATGTGAACGAACTGCCAGCCGACACCCGCAAGCTGGTCAACGATTCCGCAGTCGCGGCGGCAGCATCCAAGCAATCCGCAAACCAGTACAACGATCTGGCCAAGCGCCTCGATGCAGCTGGCGGCGGTTTCGGTGCGGCCACCAGCTTTGCGGACTACCTGCGCAAAGCAACTGGTGCACAAAGCCCATTGACCGAACTGCGCCAGGAATACACGCGCATTCGCAACTCGGCAGCCATCAAGTCATTGCCCCCAGGCGTGGCCACCGATAAGGACATCGAGCTGGCTTTGAAGGGCATCCCACCAGAGAACGCAAACGCCAGCACTATGGCGAGTTTCCTGCGCGGCATGGGCAAGATGCAAGACATTGAGGCATCCGTGGCCAATGCTAAGACCGACTGGCTGGCCAACAACAACGGCGTGTTGACCCGTGCGAAGAACACCTTTCAGGCTGGCGACTACGCCACCAAGCCCGGCGAGTCCTTCAACGACTTCACGCAGCGCGTCGTGCAAGACGTCAGCAAGCGTTACAACCCAGCCACCCAAAGCACACTGGTCGAGCAGATCCCCACAGATCGCACTCCACGCCCAGCAGCTCCAGCGGCAAACATCCGATCACAAGCTGACGCAATCCTTGCAGGGGGCCGCTAATGGCAACAGCCGACGAATACGCAGCCTGGATCGTCAAGAATTCCGCCAAGCGCGGAACGCCTGAGTTCGATACCGTGGCGCAGGCCTACCAGCTGGCCAAGGGCGAAGAAAACACGGCCACCTTCCAGCAGCAAAACGCACCACTGCCACAGCAGCCTGGCGTGATGGATCAGATCGTCGGTGCTGGCGAAACAGCACTGACTCTTGGCACTGGCGCAGTCGGTGGCACGCTCGGAACACTGGCCGGAACTCTCCAGGGCTTGTCCCAGCAGATCCTATCCGGTCAGTTCGGCACGCCAGAGGCCATGCGTGCAGTCGAGCAAGCGGCAGCCAAGGGCGCACAGGCGCTCACCTACCAGCCACGCACTCAAGCTGGCCAAGAACAGGTGCAAGCCGTGGGCCAAGTCCTGGCCAACGTCCTGCCACCAGTCCTGCCTGCAATCGCAGCCCCAGGCGCTGTCATGCAAGCCGCACGCACCGCAGCCCCAACCGTAGGCGCAGCCCGTCAGATCGGAACAGCAGCAGGCCAGCGTGCAGCCACAGCAACAGGCCAGGCCATTGCCAAGCCAGTGCAAGCGGCCACCACAGCCGTGCGCGAGACATTGGGCATGGAAGCACCACCAGTGGCCACCACAGCCCCAGCAGCAGCCGGTGCGCGTGTTTCCGGTGGTGCGGCAGCCACACCAGAGGCCATGCGGCGCACCACTACGGCGGAAAGCCTGCCAGTTCCAGTCACCCTCACCAAAGGCGCGGCCACCAGGGACGCCCAGCAGCTGGCCTTTGAGAAAGAACAGATCAAGAGCGATCTGGGTGGTCCCCTGCGCCAGCGTGCCGAGGAAAACAACCTGCAAGCCTTGCAGAACTTTGACGCCCTGGTCGATATGACAGACGCCCAGCTCATGGACCTGTCCAGCACCGGCGGCGCTGTCGTCAAATCTTTGACCGAAGGCCTCACAGCAGCCAAGAACAGAACCCGCGCCGCCTACAAAGCAGCGGAGAAAGCTGGCGAGCTGGAGAACAACGTCACCCTTACCTCGGTGGTGGACTACATCAACGAGAACATTCCAGAGGGCGATCTAGCTCCTGTCCTCAAGGCAGCCCAGCAGAAAGCCATCGCAATCGGTGCAGCAGTCCCAGACGCAGACGGAAGACTGGTGGCCCAGCCCATCACACTACGCCAGGCCGAAAGCCTGCGCCAGACCTTCCAGCGTGCAGGCTTTGAAGGTGCAGACCAGTTCCACGGCGGCAGTCTGCGTCGTGTCTTTGACGTTGAGACAGAAGGCATGGGCGGCGACCTCTACAAAAAGGCCCGTCAGACCCGCATCGACCAGGCACGCAAGTTTGAGAACCGCGCCATCGTTGCCCGTCTCATCAAGAACCGCAAAGGCATGGAAGACCCCCAAGTCGCAGCTGACCAGGTTTTCCGCAAGTCCGTGCTGAACTCCTCACCAGAGGAAATCACATTCCTGAAGCGTGTCTTGGTCACCAGCGGAAAAGATGGCCAGCAGGCTTGGAAAGAGCTGCAAGGGGCCACCGTGCGCCACCTCAGAGATGAGGCCACCAAGGGAATGGGCATGGACTCACAAGACCGTCCCATGATCTCTCCAGCCAAGCTGCACCAGTCCGTGCAGGCTCTCGACGCCAATGGCCGCTTGGATGTGCTTCTCGGAAAGAAAAACGCACAGACAGTGCGCGATCTTGACGACGTTGTGCGCTACGTCACCACAGTCCCACCAGGCACACTGGTCAACAGCTCAGGCACAGCAGGAACGCTCATGGCAGCCATCGCAGAAGCCGGTGCTACCGGAGCACTCACAGGCCTGCCATTGCCGGTAGCCTCTGGCCTGCGCCAGATCATCAAGATGCGCCAAGAAGGGCGCACCAAGGCCAGAATCAATGACGCACTCAACGCATTGCCACCAGTCCAGCCTTGAGCGACAATCCATCATCCAGGAGAACCAGTAAATGTCCGCACTCAGCATCCAGCCAACCTATCCGATCTTCACCGAGACGGACGGCTTGCCATTGGAGAACGGTTACATCTGGATTGGCGCGGCCAACCTCGACCCCCAAGGCAACCCCATCAACGTCTACTGGGACACCGCGCTGGCCATCCCAGCAGCCCAGCCCATCCGCACCCTCAACGGCTACCCTTCACGCAACGGCACCCCTGCACGCCTGTACGTCAACAGCGACTACAGCATCCGAGTGCAGAACAGCAAAGGCAGCCTGGTGTACAGCGCACCGGCTGCGACCGAGCGTTACAGTGCTGATCTGATTAGCTATCAACCAGGGCCAGACAGCTTGCTCTTGCCTGGACCATTGTCCATCAGTGCTGCACTTGACGAAATCACAGACGATGAAACCGGCTCGACTCGAATTGGATTTTTGCGCTCAGGCCCAGACGCTGTTGCAAGAACAGTCAAATCTAGGCTTGACGATTGTGTCAGCGTTTTCGATTACATGACTCCAGCACAGATTGCAAACGTGTCTGCACGGCTTGCCACAATTGATGTGACAGCCGCAGTGCAAGCAGCTCTGGACAACAACTTTGGCGTGTTTTTTCCGACTGGTCGCTACGGGGTCACATCCATCACCATTCCTAATGCCAAGTTCATTTGGTTTGATGGCGCGACCATTGTCGGCCTTGGCGTATCTTTAGAAGACGCAGTGGTCAAGTTGGAAGGCGGTTCTTGCCAGATTTACAACATGTCAATTAACCCCAACTTTAGCGACAACTACACCTGTGCGCTGTGGTGGAACAATGACACGCAAGGCTCACAGTACAACACTGTTTTTGCTTTGACAATCAACAACGCTCGTCGCGGTATTGTGTACGGCGCGCTTCCTGGCGATCCAGCAACTGTGCCACCAATGAGCGAAAACAGTCTTATTGGCTACTACTGTTTCGGCGTCCAGAATCCTTGGTATGGCAACGCAGCCAACGGCGTCATGTACATCGACGGCGCTCAGTTTGTTGCGCTCAATAGCGGATGGCCTGTCAGCCCTGCATTCAACTGGGCAAACGCACGGGCGATTGAAAACTATTTTGGGTTGCTGTTCATCAACAACTCTGAAATTGTCAAGTCTGCCAACACGACCGGCTACACGGCTGACCTGAGCAATGTCAACTTCAACAACTGCTACTTTGAATTTGGTGCGCCAATTCAATTTGTCGGCAGTCGCAATCGTTTTACAAATTGCAGGTTGTACCAACTTGCTGCAAACCTTTCGACGTTCTACTACCCGTCAAACGTAGCAGCTTCTGAACAGTATTTTGTGAACTGCGGTCTTGAGCGTCCACCCGGTTCTGGCCTGACCTCGGCTACCCCAATGATTGATATGAGTGCGGTGACTGCTAGTAATGCTGCGACCAATGACATCACTTTTGATTCTTGCTCATTGCTAGAGTTCAACTGGCAAACGGCCTCTGGTTACACCCCATTCGTCAACAATACAGCAAATTTGAAGTTTCAAAACACCCGGTACTGGCGCAGTGATTCAGTCACTGACAAGTATCTGTTGAACAACAGAAGCGCCAACTTGCTTGTTGAGGCTGGCAAAGACTACCTTGGTTATGTGACAACAACTTGGTATCCTGAAAACGGCTCTGGCACAGCAGCAGTCACTATTGCTGCCGATGCTCCAACTGGATTTAACGCTTCATCTATCCAGCTTGTCGCAACTGGTGGTACAGCCCGTGCAATGACTATTGACCCCGCGTCAACGACTACCGTGAAGAACACAGGTTTTCAAGTCAAACCCGGTGATCTGTTCTCGTTGTCTATCTGGGTGAAGATGCCAACCGGCGCTGCTTCTGGCGGTGGGATTCGTGCATTGTTTTACGACACCAGTGGGGCATTGGTCATCAACGACGAAGTGATTGATTATCTGAGTCTGTCAGGTTCTGATTGGACTCGCATTTATGCACGAATTGCCGTTCCTGCAAACGCTGCGTTTATGGGCATTGCGTCACAAGCAAGCACAGACACAATTCGCATAACTCAAGTTCAACTGTTCAGAGCAAACAATCTTACATAAGGAAACATCATGGCGATCAAAAAAATCATGAAAATCTCAGGAGAGACTTTCTTTGTCGCGCAAGGCATGACAAAGAAAACTGCTGATCTCGTTGTCGACAAAGAGGCCTACATTAAGGTGGTATCTGTTTCTGGAACAAAAAATGAAGCCAGCGCAAATGTAGAAGCCAAGACAGACATCGGCAGTTCTTACTCTGCTTTTGTTTTCATCCCAAACATGGACGGCCCAAACTTCATCAAGCAGGCTTACGAACACATGAAAACATTGCCAGAGTATTCTGGTGCACAAGATTGCTAAGGAGTCATCATGTTGAAAACAGTCGGAAACCCATCGCTCAGATATGGCGATCAAACAATTGTCGATGGAAATCTTGTCATAGGAACATCTGGCAAAGGCATTGACTTCTCTGCAACAGGACAGCCAGCTGGCATGACCAGTGAGCTGCTCAACGATTACGAGGAAGGCACTTTTACGCCAACGCTGGACGGAGAGTCAACCAGTCCAACTGTGGGCTATGCAACGCAGTTCGGCTCTTACACAAAGATTGGCCGAGTTGTAAATTTTTACATCCGACTTACTCTTTCATCTTTGAGTGGAGGCTCCGGCAATGCTTTGATTCGCGGCCTGCCATTTACAGCTGGATTGGCAAACAGCCCATTTGCATCTGCTATGGAAGTCAGCAAAATCACCTTTGGTGTTGGGTACACATCTCTAAGCTATCGTCCATTGAGTGGACAGACGTTTGGCAGGTTAAACCAGTTTGGCACCACTCTTGATTCTGCGGCAACAACCATTGCGCAAGTTTCATCCACTGCTGACATCATCATCAGCGGCTCGTATTCTGTATAAGGAGCAATCATGAGCATTAAAAAAACTGTCAACGTTGACCAGATTGAAGTTGTCTCAAATGGTACTGTGCAAGTTCGCACATCTACAGTTGTAACCGAAGGCGAAAAAGTCATCGGACAATCATTTCATCGCCATGTTGTCGCCCCTGGTAACGACTACAGCAATGAAGAAGAAAAGGTGCGGGCAATTTGTGCGGCAACGCATACACCTGAAGTGATCGAAGCATACAAAGCAGCCAGCGCTGCACAAGGAGTTTGAAATGAGCACCAATTCACAAATTGCATTTAATCCCATTGGCAAGACCGTCGTCGTTGCTGCCGCAGGCACAGCACCCACTGGCGTGCAGGCTCCCGTCTACGAGAAATTCAACCCTCAGAACACAGGCCAATACCGCTTTGTGAACGCAGGCCCGA